GTTTCTACTTTTAATATTCTACCTTCACTAAATAATTCTGGCCAATACTTACCTAAGAAATTAATTAATAAAGCTGAAATAGAATTACCGTCTACATCTGCATCAGTATATAATAATATTTTTCCATACCTTAAGTCTTTAGGTTCATGACCGATCTTTAAACCCATAGCAGCCATCATTGATTGTACCTCTTTATTCTGTACAACTTTAGATGCAGGTAATTCCCTAACATTAATAAATTTACCTCTAAGTGGAAATGCTCCTTGATATTGTGGTTCTCTATATCTTCTAAATGCAGACGATGCAGAATCACCTTCAAAAATAGCAAGTGTACATTTTTCTCTGATGCCTCTCTTCTTTGCATCAATCAATTTTAATACTTTTGTTTTATCTAAACCTTTATTTAACTTTCTTAATTTAGATCTTTCTTCCGCTTCTTTTTTTCTTTCAATCCAATCTAATACTGATTGTATAATTTCAGAATTTAAAACTTGTCTTAAAACCTTTTCACTTAATGTATGACTTGTACCAAAATCCTTTGGAGCTGTAATTAGCTTTTCTTTTGTTTGGGAAGAGAATGCTGGATTAATAACAGTACAGTTAATAAACAAATATAAATGTTGCCTTAATTCAGAAGGTTTTACATCTACTCTGTATTTTCTTTTTATTTTTTCTCTAAGATAAGATGTAATTTGCCAGTCTATATTATTAACATGTGTACCACCATCTTTTGTTTCAACAGAATTAACAAATGATATTGCTTTAAATCCTGTAGTAGAATGACCAATACCAATTTTCCAATGTTCTGATTGTTCATAAAAGACTGGAGTTACATAACGACTAGCATAATCTTTAAATGTTCTAAATGCAATTGGTTTATCATTTAGAAAAATCTTTAGAGTAGGATTACACGCAGCAATATCAATAAGCCTTTTAGTAATCATTAAATAATGATTCTTATTAATACCTTTTAATCCAAATCTTTCAAAATCTGTTAAGTAAGTTATTTGAGTATGAGCAGTTTTCTTATTAGTAATTTTTGGCTTAGTTCTATTAGCCATGTTATTACTAAATGTTTGATTAAATTGTTTTTTACCATCACATGTTTCAATTGTAAATTCTTTACTAAATATATTGGTAAGTGTACTACCTACACCATTGGTTCCTACAACAATTCTATCTTCAGTATCATCAAAATTACTTCCTGTTTTTAAATTAGAAAATATCATTTCAGGTACCCACTCATCATACTCTTTATGAATCTTTACAGGTATTCCACCATTATCCCATATAGATATTAATCCTGTAGACATATCTATATTAATTTTAACTTTATTTAGTTTAGAATTTCTTTTATGTTCATCTACGGAATTAGATACTATTTCATCAAAAAGTTTTAAGAATCCTGGATTATAAGTTACTTCAGTTAATTGAAATTGATCCTTTCCTTTGGTAGGTAAAAATACTTCTTCGGTATGTGGCTTAATTGACCCTACATACATACCAGGTCTTAACAATACATGTTCTGTATCTGTTAATTTTTGGTATTTCTTTTCAATATTAACTGCCATGTATTTTTATTTTTATATGGTAACTTCTTATGTTTGTTTATTATAAGTATTTTTTCATTACAACATTATTAACTTTAAAACCGTTTTTAGAATAAAAATTAATAAGTTCTTTTCTGCAAAATAATGTTATTCTGTAGCATCCTCTTTTCTTAGCAGATTTAACTAATTCTGAAATAAGATCTACACCTACATTTAAACCTCTCATTTTTTTATTAACTACAATATCTTCAATATGGCCTGCAACCTCTCCTCTGATTTTATTTTCAATTACACAGCTTCCATAAGCAACTACAAAATCATTTTCATCTACACCAACAATAGAGTTATTGCTTGTGTTTTCTAGGAAGTCTTCCCAAATCATTTCTGCCTCATCCAAATTAACTTCTTGTTCTTTTAGTTGATTAAGAAGTATACATACTTCAGAAAAGTCTTTTTGTTCTACTGGTCTGAATTTAATTTTTTTCACCTGAAGGATCTTTTTAAGTTTAATTTTAAAGAGTGCAAATAAACATCATATATATTTTTACTATATTCTTTAGATCCTATCCATTTATTTTTCCAAATATCTATTAAATTTTTAATAGCTGGATAATGTATTAGTTTATTTTCTTTATTTCTAATTACCTTAATAACGAATTCATAATCTTTTTTCATAATGTTTATTTTTTGTGGAGAATATCGGAGTCGAACCGATGACCTCCTGCGTGCAAGGCAGGCGCTCTAGCCAGCTGAGCTAATTCCCCATGTGGTGGAGGTGGTGGGATTCGAACCCACGTCCAATAAGCATTCATAAAAACATTTCTTACAGCTTAGGATAAGTTTTTGTAAACTTCCAAAATCAATAATGTTTTAAGCATAACATTTTAAAACTGCGTACTGTATAAAACTCTTTTCGTTTCCTTTCGGACCCATAGGTTGTTTAGTAGCTCGCCCATTCACCTGTAGCTGCTTTCATTTTTCATCTTAGTTATTTACAAGCATACTAATAACATGATGTGCATTACTTACCTACCTAGGCAGCCATTGCTAACTCAGCGTTGTCGGCTAAGATTGATGTAGGTCATCACCCAGTGCTGTAGTTTTTATTTCAATCAAATTGTCAAAAACCGGTCACCCCCATTAATTCAAAGAACGATTTATATATTATAAGTAATTTTAGGATGTAAATGAAATGCCCTATACATTGCTTCGTAAGCTTTCTTAGATCCAAACCTATTTTCTGTTCCTATATGCCATTCAATTTTTTCATAATCATCATATGACCTAAATTCTTTATAATCATAAATAGTAAAGGTTGTACCATCTTCGGTTGTCATTTCCCATTCATTTTGAGTTACTTCAGAATCATCATCATCATTATACATAACTGGTCCACATACCTTTTCCAAATCTTCCTTAGAGGTTTCAAAATAGTGACCATGAAATGTATGATCTTGTAAACTGGAATTTTCTAATCTTTTTATCATCTTATGTATATGTTTAGTATATTATAATAATAACAAACTTTCTCTCATTCTGAAAGTTTAGTATGGCATATCTATATTTTTATTTTCTTCTGATTTAAATTTTGCAACAAGTTTTCTACAAATAACTTTTAACTCTGTTGAGAATTCTCCTTTATCAATAATCCAATCAATATACCTTCCATCCATTTCAAATACTTCTTTAAAAGGTTTACCTTTATTCTTTCCAAAATTAAAAACAATTGTTCTCTTTCCGTTTACTTCATCAAATTTTAGCTTACCTCCTAAATCAACCTGATCTGCTCTACGAGTATTTACCACCTTATCAATTTCTTCAGCAGTTTGTGGCATATCATAAACTTCTCTTTGTTTTTGAAATATTTCCATAGTAGCCCTAACATCAGCTTCAGCTCTATGAGCACCTTCTAAATCTTTACCTGTGAATTTTTTATAAGTATTTGTTAGATCTCGTTTTTCATAGTTACTGTATATAAGGAATGGATCCATTACAGCTCTACCTCTGTGGTTAAATACAATACCACATCTCATGAATTCCTCACATAAGAAAGGAACATCAAAGAATAGAGCATTATACCCTCCTAAGTCACTATCACCAATAAAGTCATTGATTTCAGATGCTATCATTTCAAAGGTTGGTTTATCCTTTAACATCTCTAAAGATATGCCGTGCTTTTCTTCAGCTTCGGCTCTCATTGCTACATTTCCTGGATTTACTAATTGGTTATAAGTTTCAATCTCATTGCCATCAAAATCGGTCTTAATCATACAGATCTCAATTATGCGGTCGGAAGTTGTACTTATTCCTGTGGTTTCTAAATCAAACCAAACTATATTTTTCTTCATACTATTCTATTTAACTTTAACTGTTATAAATATTATATAGCTAAAATTAAAGATAGTTTTAAGATAGTTTTAATATATTAGTTGTCACTATCACTTACAATAAAGGTTGATGTTTGTAGTGTTGACGGTAATGCTCGTGTTACTGTATTAAGTTGATTAATCGTCACCACTAATTTCTTAAGTGTATTATTTAAACTCATGGAGTTGGTATTTGTTTGTGCTCCACTAGTTCTTATTTCTCCAATTGATTCGGCTATTTCTGTTACTAAATCTTTTATTCCATCATATTGATCTCTAAGTACAGTATTAGCTTCAGGTAACTTTGCAGTGGATTTAAATAGCTCGCCAAATGCCAACGCTTTATCAACATCAACTTTATTAATTGCAGTTGTAATTTTTTCAATTGATGTAGCAGCTTTCTCTAGGCTACCATCCTTTCCTACTCTACCTAACTGAGTTATTAAGCCATTCATACCATTAACCCTACTCGAAGTATCACTATTATAACCTTGTTTAAATATGTTTGCAATTGATCCTAAAAAAGCTGCAACTTTATCTGCAACAGCTCCTGCATTTGTAAACTTATCAAAGTCCATTACACCTTTAGCTATCTTAGTAAGTACCTCACCTGCATCTTCAACTGCCGCAACCCCTACTGCTATAGCATTGTTATCCCAAAAAATAAGCGGATTATTATTTTCATTCTCAGTATTTCCAATATCTGCAAAGGCACCACCAACAGCCATTAATACTTCAGAAATCTTCTTCTTTAATTTATCAGGATCTTTTACTCCTTCAAAGGCATTTAACCCTCTAGCTAAATCTACAATTACTTGGCCTGCATCTTCAACTGCATCTATTCCTATTGCAACTTTATTATTATCCCAACGAAAATTCCAGCCCTGACCATCACCACGTTCCATTCCACCTATCTTACCAAAAGTAGAACCAACCATTGTAATAACCTTTTCAACTTTATCAGCAATCACATCAACTCCGCTGCCGGTACTGATGATTTTATCAAAGTCTAATAAACCTTTTGCTATATTCATTATTTCTTGACCAGCACCTTTTACTGCATCAATGCCATTTTCTACTGCATCCGCATCTTCTTCAGTCATAGAGAATCCAGTAACAATTGCGCCAAGAACTTTTCCAAGTTTTTCTCCATCTACTGCTTTGTCACCACTTATATAAGGATACATTGCATTAAGTCCTAAAGCTAACTCTTTCATCGCAGTTGCTGCAGCTATGTACATACCAGAGGCAACAGCACCACTACCGGATTGTCCAATCCTACCTAATAAACCTTTAAAGAATCCTAAAGGTCCATTGGAATCGCTAGTTCCTGAAAATGCAGCTGCTACTACGCTTAAAGTATCTTTGAGATTGTCCGCCTTGGTATCATCCATCTCCACATCATTGAAGTCTTGTAAACCGTCAGCCAGCTGAGATAAAGCCTCGCCAGCTGCTATAAAGAATAACGGTCCTAAAAATCCTGTCCCAGCTGTAAAACCTAATGCAACCCCTGATAGTGCCATCACCGTACCAATACCACCTAATATAATTAGTTGCTTTGCTACATCATCAAAAGTTAAGCCTCTGGTGGCTGCCGCGAATGTTACATAACCAATATTAAACAATGCTAAACCTAGACCCATTACACCTAAACCTACTGCGCCTAATGCAACCATAGGAAGTGCCATACCAACAACGGCTGTTGCGGCGGCTACTGCTAGTATTGCTGCACCCATAACGGCTGCATCTATTAATTTAAGACCTTTTGTTGCTTTTGCAAATTTAACAAATCCTAAATTAAAAACAATCAGAGCACCACCAATAGCAGCTAAACCAAGGGATCCTAATAAAACTTGAGAAAATACAAAACCTAAAACTACTACAGCAGCACCAATTAATCCAATTACAGCAACCTGGACTAAAACATCCGCCATTGTTACTTCTTTCGGAAATGCAGAAGCAAAAATTGCATAAGAAACACCGAACACTGCTAACCCTATACCCATTAATGCCAGATTAAGTGAACCTTTTCTAATAGCCCTAGAAAATAATCTTGAGCCTAGAAGAGCAGTTGCACCACCTAGCGCTACTAATGTTATTACCATTGCTGGAATTAATGCAGGTACGGCTAAAATAAATAATGTTGATAATGCAAATGCAGCCAATCCTACCCCAAACACTCTTAAACCGCGCCCCATCCTACGCAGGGATCTAGAACCTCTACGTATCAGTCTTGATTGTTTACCTAATAACATAAATATAGGAACTAGGGTTAAAGTAGTTGCATAAATTAATGGTATTCCTAATGCGGCAGGTATTAATAATAATGCTGCTTTTGCCATGTTTTTAGCAAAATCTAATAAGTTAGTCCCCATTAATACTAATGCTTCAGTACCTTTTTCAACCTTCTTAACATCTGTTTTTTCTAATGCGGCAAGAGAAACTATTAGAAATCTTTCAAATAATTCTACAGTCTTCTCAGGTACAAGTGTAAATGCTAGCAGCCCTTTGGATAAAGTAAATGTTCCTGCCCCTAATATTTTAAGTGCTTCTCCACCCTTCCCTAATTTATCAGATTTTTTATTACCGCCTACTAACTCAGCAAATTTTGAATTTGTATCTTTAAGCAGAGCAGTCTGTACTTGCATTTGAGAAAGCATTGCACTCTGTACACCTTCTCCTACTTTACCGGTTGTTGTGACAGCAGTAACTATCTCAGCTAATTGGGTGGCAGAAGATTCGGTTGCAACTTGAATCTTTGATAAAGGATCCATTAAATCTCTTAAAGTTACAGCAGCCATTTATAAAATATTTTTATAGTTTAGGTAAACTCATTTTTGGAAGAGAAGGGGCTTTCATATTGCTCATTCCTTTAGAAATACTTTTTTGCATTCCATCCATATTGTATTTATCGCGCTCTGCTTGAGTATTCTGTTGCTCTTGCTTATTGCGATCATTCAATAAATCATTATAAATTTCCAACGTATATTCATATTCATAGTAAGGAAGCAAATCCAGCTCTGTAGGCTGGAGATGCAACTTTTCTAATAATAATACTCTAACTTTAAAGAAGTTCAGAAGAGATATCTGAAACAATGAAGAGAGCTTTGATACCGCCGGGAAACGTGAGCGGAACGGTGACCTCCTCACCGCAGCTTTGACATGGGAATACCATCTCCGGTTTCACACCGATTTTCATATCTTCAGCTAATCTGTAGACTATAGAATATTTTGTTGTATCCCAACCTTGGAATGACGTGATCATAGAAAAAATATCTTTTTGGTTCCATCCTCTCCATTCTCTTTGTAAATAAGGTAAAGCTGAAAGGGATGATTTATCCCAATGTTGACCAGCCTCTTCCTTTTCACGAATGTAATCAGTTATTGCTCGCATTACACCAATAGTAGGTGGAGCCATTTTAATAACACCATAAGACTTAGTAGTTATAGAATAACATTTTTCAACTGGGTCATAATATTTCTCAATTGTTTCTGGTATATTATTAAACTGTAAATTACTTGTTTTTAGTTCTTCACTATCTTGAACTGAACATGTAGAAGTTTTACATGATTTTTTACCAATAGGCATATTTAAAACTTGCTCGCCTGTTTTAAATGTTAATTCTCTAATAGATAATATCAAAAAGATTCTATCTTCTTCTAGAACATCTTTATATGAACCTCTTTGGTTACCATATTGTACTTTACAACAACCTACTATAATGTTATTTAAACCTTCATCTACTTCTTTTAGGTTTTCTTCATCTATAGTAGAATAGGCTCTAATTTCTTGTACTCTTGCAGGCCTAATATGAATTTCAAAATCTTCTCTATAAAATTTACCTTTTGATGGGAATGCATTTAAATTTAATTTAGTATAACCTGTTAATGCCTGTATTCTTTGAATTTCAGGATCATCAGATGTTACAATATTTTTTTGTACTTTTGTTTCGACTTTACCTAAGTCTTTCACAACTTCAGTAGGAGTTTCAGTTGCCTCAACAGAAATACCTTCTGCCTTAGCAAATTCCTTTTTAATATTTTCTTCGTGCTCGTTTGACATTATTTACTTATTTTTTATTAATTGTTTTTCTGGTTTGGTTTCATCAACTATATGCTCTACTATTAATTGTCTAACATATCTTGAAATTGCAACAGGTTTTGTACTACGCTCCATTGACTTTTGAATAATTATTGTATTTAAACTTTCCTCATCTTCAGGTGTTAATAAAACTTGTAGTTTTTTAGTAAGTCTTTTCCTATGAGGAATAAGCTCTTGTACAGTTTCATTAAAACCATATTTAGGATTATCAGATTTAAATTTATTAATCCAATATTCAACTCTTTTTAATACATCGCTCAGAGATTCATCATTTTCAAAAACTTCCATAACTTCTCTAGAGAAAGCCTTTGTACCAAAATCTTTTACTGCTCTTTTGATATATTTTCCTGTTCCAAAGTTATTAGGGTTATCATTTACAGAATATCCTACGTATACTTTATTTGTTTTTTGTTGTTGTAGCTTATAGATTATCATTTCTATATTATATATTTTATATTATATATTAGAGAGAAGGCAAAAAAACTGGGAATACATTAATATTCCCAGTTTTATATTAAATTTATGCTCCTACGTTCTCCTCAATCCAGTGATCACAACGATAAGTCATTGTTAACTCAGCTGCATCTTGAGTTTCATAATTCAATTCATCTACAAAATCAGGTTGTCCTGTTGGGAATACATCTTTCAATGTAATCTTTCTAAAGATATCTCCTGCTCTGTTATATTGAACTACAATCATACTTCCTACATAATCATTTTTTAATCCCATTTCTCCAGTTAATGGATCATAGATTATATTATTCCAATTACGGAAAGTATTGTAAATGTAGTTTTCGTTAGCTTCATTTAAATTAAGAGTAAAGTTAAGTGTTAAATCAACAAACGTTTGAGCTGGCATACCTGCATAAGATCTATCAGCAAACTTATATTTTTGATTTATAGCATCAATTGATGGATTTAAGTTATTTAATCCTCCAATAGATTTTACTTGCTCTAAGATCAAACCCGTATCATCTCCTAATGGTGAAAATATAGTCACCTCAAAAAGGTTAGGCTGAATAGGTTCGTACCTTTGGCTACTGGCCCTTGATTGGGTATAATGTGGTAGTGGCATATTTTATTTGTTTTTTTATATATTCGTCTTCTTTATCTTCTTATTGGAAGTTTCCTGTACTAATTGCACCTGTTCTTAAAATAGTAGTTCTTTGTACAAGAATTTCCATTCCTCTTACTGGTTCAATATATGTATCTAAGATACCTACATTTTGATCAATGACTTCTGGTGTGTTATTTGTTTCATCCATTATATTTCTATAATCATAAACACCATCATCATTTTGAACCGTTGATAAGAAGTTATCAGCTAATGTTTTAATTTCTAATCTAGTCTGAGCAGTATTAAATTCAAATAAGTAATTTTTAAGTATTGCATCAATACCATCTTGTATGTAAATTACAACTTCTCTAACATTAATTGAACTTAAAGCAGATTTTGGAACTTGCTGTGCCGTTTTATTGGCAAAGATAGTTGGTCCTGTTCCACTTTGGAATACAATTGGATTTAATCCAAATGGTTCTAAGTAGTAACGATCATCTTTATCTAAGTTAATTTCTAAACCTACAACACCATTACCTCCTATTACTCCACGTCTTACGCCGGCTACAATTGACCAAGGCAATGCGTTTTCGTATTTTAAAATAAAGTTATTAGATACATTTGCTGCAGGAGGAACATTAATGTTCTTTCCTAAATCTCTAACAGTAATATAAGGATAGAAGAATCCACCGAATGAACCACCGCTAGTTGCAGAAGGTAAAGAATATCTAATTGTTGGATTTAATGCAAGGTTTCCACCTTCAGATATAAACTTAGAAGATAAACCACCCGTTGCATCAGAGAAGCTTGGATCTGAACTTTTCTTAAAGTCTTTAGCCGATGGGGCATTAATTAATGCAAATGCATTTTTTCTTTCCATACATAGATTAGTATAGATGGCTTTAGAATTTGCTTCTATACCATTACCAAATGTATCTACTACATATCGGAAGTTTATTGTTTCTCTATCAGTTAAAGCTTTAAATAAATTAGTTCCGCCTAATATTGGACTTAATACTTTTGCTTGTTGAGCTTCACTTCCATTAGGTACATGTTTTGGTAATAATTTAAATCCAGGTAATTCAAAGACATTTAAATAATCAACCCAAGAATCAATTGGATAATATAGCTCTGCTTTTTTAACAGCACCTACAGTATCTATATTAATTTCTGATTGACACGTTACTAACATTGCAGTTGTACTTGCAGGAATGACAGAATATTGAGATGCAGTTACTCCACCTACTACACTATTAATTCTTGTTAACCTTGAATGACCACTAACAGCACCTTCATCATGAACAAAATAATTTCCTACAATTACATCAGCAGCTTCTGGTGAAGTTGTTGCAATTAAGATTTCATTTGGTTTTAATGTTGGTTCATTAATTGAATCTCCTATAATATCAATAGTTAAGTTAAGTGAACCTTTTAAAGTTTGTACATTTAAACAATTAGCAGCTGCTAAAGTTTGATCTGATTTCATAAAGAAACCTGCACCATTTAATGTAAATTCACTATGTGGTGTTAAATTTACATAACCATCTTCTTGGTAAGGAGTAATTCTTACTGCTGGTAAATTATAAGCAGGATCCGAGATTTTTACTCTTCCTGTATTAGTTGTATGAATCCATCCATATTCTATAGCATTCATTACTAAATAAGAAGTATATTCAATTCCACCTAATTTATAAACAGCTTCATCACCATCGGTTAATGTACCGTTGGCAAATTGAGTTTGTAAAGTTGATCCGTAAGAACCGATAATTCCAGCAGGAGTTCCATTAATTGGACTAAATTCATCTGCTACAAAATTAAAGTCAGCTTCATTAATATATGTATAACTAGCATCTGCTGCTATACTAAAGTCAGCTAATGTAGTAGTACCTTCTCCAGATAATAATACAGTTATAGTATTACCTACGGTTTGTTTTGATATTACTGGAATGTATTCTCCATTTACAGCACCTAATATAAATGTTCCTACAACTGATGTTGTATTTGCAGTCATACTATCAAAAGCATTCCATAATGCATCTTTAGTTGAATTAGAATTAACTATCTGTAACTGAATATCCGTGGATAGAGTTGCATTAGCTTTTGTAATTGTACTTGTAGAATTTTGAACTAAAGTTCCTGGCTCGATATTTCTACAATAATTTAAATCAGAAACAATTGATCCACTGTATGATAAGAAGTTAACATCGTCTTGTATTGAATTAGCTTGTAAATATTCAATATTATGGCCAATCATATCAATACCACCTTGAACACCGTCAATTAAAATATCTCCACTGAATAAATCTTCATTTACAGTAACAAATACACCAGTAGATGCAGTATCAGCATTAACAACTTTTTCAACGAAAAGATTATTACCTAATAGATCTACGAAATCTGGAATTAAACATGCAGTATAAGTTGCTTGCAATGTTACTTCTGTTTCATTAAAAAATTCCTGTAATAATGTATCAGTACTATCTGATTGAAACTTTTTTCTTTTTAATCCTTGTGTTGGATCAAAATACTGTTGGAATGTTGGATCTGCATTAAATCTTGAATAAGGAGTAGTTGTACTAAAATCTCCACCAAAGTTTCCTTCAATTACAAAGATATCTACAAAGAAGTCAGCTATTAAACTATCTTTATTTAAGAAACCTGGTACATTTGCAGCACCATACCATTCTTCAACAGTTACTTGAAAAGGTAAAACATTTGTTAATGCAGATTTTTTAGCAATTATTGATACAGGGTTTTGGCCTAAATTAGTAATATCTAAAAAGTCATTAACAGTTGTAGGTGTTAACGCATCTTCATCTGCTCCAACATTAGTTAGAAAATCTGATGTTGATGGAAACCAAAATTTATCTCTATTATAAAATTTTTGGTATTCATATAGTGCGCCGGCATTCTTTTGAGAAGTATCAAGAGTAGATGCAGTTGAATATCTCATTGCATTAACTTTATCAGTTGCATCTAAGTTAAGTAAATTAAGTGCAAGAATAGGACCTCTTTCTAAAGCAGTTAAGCAGCTTCTATGAAAATAAGAATCTTTTCTTTCTAAATTTCTATCTATATCACCATATACTTGCTTAAAGAAAGCAGTATCGGGAATGAAGACGGGTGTATTAAACGGGCCTGTCTTAGAAAAACCGACTACAAGTCGTGTTTGATTTGCAGGTATACTAACAACTTGACTTTTGTCAAATTCAAATCTGTATGTTCCTGCAGCCTTAAGAGAAGCGATTTTTGGATCTAGTGCCATCTTGTATTATATTTTTTTTGTTTATTAGTTTTTTTATATATCTACCAAGTAACTACTTTTTATACTAAGTCATAGATATCAAAATTTAGATTCCCACCCTTAGAATCTTTTTCTAAAATTTCTTCTATCTTATTTTGAATTGAAGGATCTATCTCATCATAAATCTCTTCGACAAAATCAGAAAAATCTAAAGTTGTAAAGAACTCCGAACTATTTATACAAGTCATAATTAAATCATCATTGCCTAATTGGCCTGCATATGATCCATTTGGGAGTTTACCAAAGGTTGATGATTCTTTTACAGTATCTTTATCATAAATGCTAATTTTATTTTGAGAAATATATTTTTTAAAGTTTTGACAGAAAATAG